ACCGCATCTTGCGAACTTCTTAAATTAGGTCTTGGGTCACCAGTTGAAACTAAATTTACTACCTTAGACAATAAACTTTGCTTTGGCTCTTTGCTTAGTATTTCGTTGTCTTTGTCATCCGTGTCGTAGTCAACTTCGTGTTCATCTATTAATAACCAATCAGGGTTTTCTATTTCTCCGTATTGTTCTAATGTTTGCGAACTTAATTCAGTTCCCGTTTCTTCAGCTACTTGTTCCTCTGTTTGCGCGTTCTCTAAGTCCATAAACTCCAAAGGTTGTAAAGTCTTAAAGAATAACTTTAATGTAATTCCGTTATAAGCTAATATCCTATCAAACGCCTCAAGTAATTCATCTTGCATAGGCTTAATAACCATGTTATCAAACAAAATACTTGAGTTTTTAAGCTCATCAGCATTTGAACTAAAGCCAGTTGTTGTAGCAATACCAAATAAAAGAGGACTTGTTACATTGTGTCCTAACATAATCTTACGTAAACACTCTTCACTTAAATACGAATAGTGTTCAGGTGCATCGTTTAATGGGATATCATCTACAGTTGTTTTGCTTGTTTCACTTGCATTAAAAGCTACAATAGTTCTTAGCCCTTTAGAACCCGTTAATTGCGCGTTTACTTTGCTTGTAATGATACTTTGTTGTTCTTCAGTAGGAATACCATTATTAAAGTTAATAACCTTTGTTCCTGAGAATCCGTGTTGAACTTCATTAATCAAATAATCTGCTATTTCTTCTTCTAATTTAGCGTAAGGAACAGCGCCTTGATAGTCAGGATAAGCGTAATACTTCATTCCTACGGTGTAAGGCTTAATGTAAAGAATTTCTATTTGCTCATTTGAATACCCAAAAGCAGGTATTCTCTTAGGTGCGTATTTTTTTACGTCCTCCCAGTTATCAGAATAATAATAACCTTCTACTTCTCCGTCTTTATTACATTTTTCAGCACGTAAAAGATTAACAGGCATATGATATGCCTTAAGTATTTTTTTATGGTCTTTAGAATAATGTATTTGAATAGCACATTGCCCTAACATCTTTCTATCCACTACTAATTTACGAACGCAATCAGGATGAAGTAAAGACATCATTTGAGCATATTCATTTGGCTTTTTAGAAGCGTCTAACGCACTTAAACCACGTCCATAAACTAATCTACTAATATTGTTTATTATTGCGTTATTAGTTGTGCTATACGTATATCTGTCTATCAAATATTGGAAATAATCATTTTCAAAACCAAATTCCACCCAATTATCTCTTTTAGACTCTTGGATTAATGGCGTTTGATAAGAACTTAAATTAATTACGTGTATATTGTTATCACTCATAAACTATAAAAGTATTTGCAGTTGTATTTGAAGTATATTGCCCGTTGTTAACCGAGAATGTAACTATCGGTTGGTCAGTGCAGAATATCTTATCTCTATAAACTATATTTGTTCCGTCTTTTACTACTAAATTGTAGAAATGATTTTCAACTAATTCAAACTCTGCTTCTAACGTAGAATAGTAATCTCCTTCCGTAAAAGTCCAACCTTCAATTAAAATAGTTTCATTCGTTTGGTCATCTGTAATTTCTATTATATCGAAATCAGCACTACGTGGAATAAAGCTAAATGTTTGAGGGTCTAAAGTAGTAGTTAAAACTATCATACTTTATTAACTAAAAATAGTTCGATTTGTTTCTAAAACAGAAAACCCCACCGAGTAGGTAGGGTTAACTTGTTTATGTGCTTGGAGAATTAAGAAGTAACGATAGTAGCTCCGTCAAAAATTGCAGCCAATTCAGTTTCGTTTGAACAATCTAAGAAATTTGCAGGTATTCTTTCCATTGCAGTGAATGTAAGGTTATATCCGTTGAAATCTCCCATTGCAGTTCCTGAAGATACAGTTCCAGCAGTAACGTCGCAACCTTGCTCAAGTCCTGCTAAGAAGTATTGATGGTCTCTTGTTTCAACAACGATTCTTGGACGTCCGTAAGCTAACAATTTAACGTTCTTGTGTGTAGCAACGTCTTGTTTTTTCAACTGTGCGGTTAATACTTGCTCAAAGAATGTAGTTCCGTTGTCTCTTGATGTTTGAATAGTTTGCTCAAAACCATTTGCGCCTTTTAATTCATACTTGTAAAGGTTAATTGCACTCGCAGGAGTCCAAGTTGCTATTACATCAGAATTTGCAGCATTGTCAACGTAAGTAACGTCTTCAATAGATAAATCTCCATAATTAATGAAGTAAATGTTTAGAAGTCCTGAAATCGCATCTTTACAAGCTTCTAATCTTCCGTTTGCTATGTCGCAGCTCATGTCTTTTTATTTTTAATGTTTATAAAAAAAGGGTGGCGTATATTTCACCACCCTCGCTTAGTTTTTAGCTTGATTAGTTAGCAGAGTTTGTGATTCCGTAAGTAACTACGTCAGAAGCAAAACCATACTTAGCGTCTGCAGTAAATCGCATAACTACTCGTACGTTTTGAGATCCGTCAATGTCACCCATATCCAAAACTTTAACTTCGTTCATATCATTCATCAAACCAGTTGCAAAGAACAAGTTAGAAGTTTGAGAAAGCAATGCAGTGTTTGAAGCCAATCCATTAGCTAAGAAAATTTTAACTCCGTCAAAGTAAAGGTCATTTAATACTTGGTTAGTTCCTTTGTTGTCATAACCATTAGCACCTACACCTGAAGCAGCAAAACCACCCAATGCACGAACATACGCTCTATAAATGTTGTCAGAAACATAAAGAGTCAAATCTTCTTTTCCGTACAATGCAGCAGGTAAAGCGTCAATGATTAACCCTAATTGAGCAATAACGTTAGAAGCGTTAACCCCACCACCGACAGCAGCAATTTCTTGAGCAGCAGGTAAAGAAGCGTCAGTTGTTAATTGTGTCATAATACCAGCGAACTGACCAGCAGTTGCGTTAACACCTTGCCAAATAGAAGTCTCCATTCCAGCAGCTACTTTTTCAGCAGCGTGTGCAATTAAGAAATCTGCGAACGATTTTGGAAGCACGTCAAACGCTGAATAGCCCATCTGAATCGCATCCCAGTCCGATCTAAAGTCGCTCTTGCACAAAGTCAAATTTACTTGGAAGCTCTCGGGCTGCAATATGCGTTCAGTTAATGTAATTGTTGAAGTAGGGTCGTAATCGCAAGTAGCATTTTTGATAATATCATCAGTAGCTACTCTTTTGATAACTTGCTTGTACTTCACGTTAGGCATGATAGTAATTCCGCCTTTTTCTAAAGTTGGAGCAGACAATAAAGCTGCTGCAATGTACTTACCTGCAAATTCACCAGCGTAAGTAGTTGTAATTGAAGTTGTTGTTGGCATTTTTTGTTATTTAAAAATTAATATTACTTATTTAGTTTATTCAATACTGAATCCATAATTGTACGACTTCTTTTAGAAGCGAATTTTACTCTTTCAACTGGATTCGTGTTTTCAGGGTTGAAAGAAATAGGTTTAACTTCCTCTTCGAGAGCTAACTCAACTTCCGTTTCTTTAACCTCTTTTAATTTGCTTAGTTCAGCTTTTAAAGTTTCGTTTTCTTCTTTTAGTTTTTCTATTTCAGAAAAGAAAGTTTCTTTAACTACTGATTCGATAGTTTTCTTAGGAGCTGATTTTTCAGTTTCCATTTCTTCAGCAACTGGAGCTTCTACTTCCACTTCTACTTCAGGCTCTTCCATTTCTTTTTCTTTAATTTCAGCTATCATCCCTTCTTCTACTACGATTAACATACGTCCATCTTCGAACTCATACTCACCTACTGGCAAAGGAATTTTTTGTTCGTCTTCCGTTACGATAAATACTTCGTTACCTGCTTCGAATGAGTCAGCTTCTAAAACTGTTACGCCGTCAGCTAATTTCATTTGCTCAAGTTTTACTTCCATACCGAGCAAAGTTTTGATTTGGTTTATTAGGCTATTTTTCATTTTTATTTAGTTAAGCGTTTTTAAAATTGCTAAAGCGTCATCAATAGCACCTTGACCGTCTTCAGCTAACATAAAATATTCAGATAATAATTTATCAGCTTCTGAACCAGATAAATTAACTCCGAGTTCTTTAGATAATTTGTCAAATTGCCCCTTAAATTTTTGAGCATTTACTAATGCTTTTTTTCCCCAGTCTTTATTTATTTTTAAATCTTCCACAGCTTTTTTCATTGCTGCTACATTTTTTTCTATTAACGCTTTTGACTTTGCATAATTTGCTGCAACTCCGCGAGAACCTTTTACCGCCATTGCTAAATCATCTAACAATGCTAAATTAACTTCGTGTTTTGCTAACTCTACATTGTTAGCTTTAAACAACTTTTCGTAAACTGCTTTTTTTGTGTTCATTTTTATAACGTTTAACTTATTAACTTTTGAATTTATACTTGTTCCGTTTTTACCCGTTTTGACGAACTATCGTTCTTACTCCGTTGTTATCGGTTACATTTACTACGTCTGTTCCTGTGCCAGTCGTTTTACCAACTCCTTGAGCTTGTAAACTTCCATCGCAACATTCTTTTCGGTATTTTCCGTCTTTACATAGACAACCTCTTTTACCACCTCGTGGGCTTACTTTACTTTCTGTTTTCATATTTATTTATTAAGTCTTTAATTTTTTCAATCATTATTTCGTCTTCGGTTTCTTGTAAACTCATTTCGTATTTGTCCACAAAGTAACCTTCGATAGAAAACCCTTTTACTTCACCCGCTTTTACCTTATTCCAGATTTCGTCGTTGTTTACTTTCATTGAAATCATCCAAGTGCCTTTCGGCAAATTGAATCCGTATTTTGCTGACTTGTCCTGTTTTTCATCTTCAATTATCCAGCTTTCAACAACACTCATTCCGTCTAACATTTTCTTTTCATGTTCTAAGGTTGCGTTGTTTTGGTTGGCTCTCATTAAGAATAACTCCGAAGCTTTGCGTACCGTGTCCTCGCTGAAATAAATATAAAACTCTTTGTCTCCGTTTTTTCGGTAAATCTGTTTGTTAGGAACTAAAGCCGCACCCATTAAGATACGCTTCTCACCGTCAACTTCTTTAAGTTCTACTTCGTGTTTTTTTAAGGCTACAAAGTTTTCCTCTATTGCGGGGCTTTCTACTACTGAAACCGCATTGATACCGCTTTCGATTTTATTCTCATCAATAAGCAGTTCTATAATTTCCATCTTTGCCATAATTCTTTAACTTATAATGTTGCGTTTTGTAACCTATTTCTATCTAAACTTTGAGCTGAAGTAACCTCACCACTAACTACATACGCCTTAGTAGGTTGTTGCTGTAATGTCGCTAATTGGTTTATTCCGCTTGTTCCGATCGTGTTAAATTGAGGGGCAGCCATTTGGCTATCAGGAACATTACCGCCTGAAGTTCCACCACCACCACCTGTTGAACCGCCTTCGAACTTTTGAGAAGCAATTTTAGCTACGTTTACTAATCCTGCAGCTACTGCTAAACCTGCTGCAATACCACCACGAACTGGAGACGTTGGATCAGGAACAGGTAAGAATTGAGAAGCATAAGCACCCGTAGCACTTTGATAAGTATTTATTAAAGCACTTGCAACTTGAGCAGCCTTTTGAACTTGAAAAGCACGTTTAGCGTTTTTCTCAGATTTTTTACCAAATAATTCTGTAAGACTTGAAACTATCTCTAAACCTTGTTGAACTGATTTAACTTTAAATGAGTTAGCATTTTCGTCTATTTTTTGTGCTCTTACCGCTTGAGCTTCTAATATTTTAATTTTTTGTTCAGCTGCTTGTCTTTCTAATTCTACTTGTTGATTTAATGCACCTGCTAATTGAGTTGTTTGATTAGTTCTTGCTACTGCTATTTTATTTAAAGCCGTTGTTTCTAAATGAACATTTAAATCAGCATTGTTTTTTCTTACATCTGCTATTTCATTTGCTCTCGCTTGTTCTATTTGAGTAGTATCTTTTTTATATTTTTTAGCTAATTTTACTTGTTCATCATATTTTTGATTAATTAAATATATTTCTTGCTCAAATGTTCGTCTATTTCTTGCGGCATTTGCTTCGGAAGCCTCTAATTGAAATTGTTTAATTTTTTCAAGTTCAGAATTCCTTAAATCATTTAATTTTTCTTGATTTCCTTTTCTTTTATCATAAATTTTATCTGCTTCTTCATCTTCAATTTGTAATTTTAATGCTGTTAATTTTTCAGATTTTTCTTTCCAAGTTTTTTCGGCAGCTTCAAATTGTTTTGTTGTTCCTGATTTAGAATATTTTAAATATCTTTTTTGTGCTTCATCTACTTCTTCTTGAGCTAAATCTATTCTCCTTTTAACACCATCTTTTTTAATTTTATTTAATTCTTCTTCACTTGCTCCTCGTTTTTTAGCATTTATTAATTCTTGTTGGCTTACAGTGTCAATAGTTTTAGCTATATCTTCATATAATTTTGAGCTACGTTCTATTTCTAAATTTGTTTTTTCAAGTTGTTTTTCAAGTTCTTTTTGTTTAGCTTCAGCATCTTCTGTTGAATTACCAAATAAATTCATTGCACTTGCAGCCATTCCTAATAAAACTACAATTGCCCCTATACCCGTAGTTGCTAATGCTATTCTAAATGCCTTTAATGCTCCTGTTGTTGTTCCAACTACTAAAGCATAAGCACCTTGAGCAATAGAAGCGGCTTTTGTTGCAGCTGAATTAAGTGTTTGCATTAATGCACTTTTAGCTTGTAAAGCATTTGCAACTTCTTGAATACCATTACTTATGGACATAACGGCTTGTAACTTAACCATAGTTTTTTGCAAGTCCTCGCTTTCAACACCAAATAACGCAGAAGCACCTTCGGCAACTTCAAAACCTGCAGCAACACCACCAACAGCACCTAATAACTTTTGATTCATAGTTGTGGCAGCAGCGTCTACAACCATATCGGTTTGCATTTGAACTTTACGATATCCTGAAACAGCTTGTAATAAATCGTTGTATTCTTTTGTTCCTTGCTTACCTGCTAAAGCTAATTCATATAATCTATCTTCGGCTTCACCCATTCTCGCGGTAAGTGGTTGAAGTTCACCATAAACATCTTCAAACTTTGCATTTAAATCTGTTGCACTTTTACTTAATGAATCGTAAGCAAGTGTTAA